TTTCTTGTTTCTCTTACTGCATCTTTAGTAGATGATTTAGAGGAAACAGTAGAAGGATTTTGGAGAGCACCAGGTGTTTTGCCATTAGGAGAAAGAGAAGCAAGTGAAGGTATTTCAGGTTTTTTCAGAGATCTTATAGCAAAAATGGCAGTTGCTCCACCTTCCTCATTATTAGAAAGAGTAGAATCATTATTACAAAGTTCATTTAGAAGAAGAATACAAGAAATGACTCCTTTTCAAGTTAAAGACATAGGTAGATTTTTAGGAATTGAATTAAAGAAAAGTGAAGGAGAAAGACAAATATTCGAAAAAGTATTAAGAGCTATGGAAGGATGGGATGTAATGTTTCAACAAATACTTAAAGAAATGATTAATCTTAGAGAAGCGGGATTTAAAAACGAGGATTGGCAAAACCAAAGCACAAAAACATTTAATAAAATGGATGGAAAATTAGATTCAATACAATCTTCTTTAGATGAACCAACACAAGAGGAACAAAATTTAAAGAAAGATATAAATAAAAAAGGTACCGAATAATGCCAAACTTATTAAGTTATGATGATTTTAGGAAAAGAATAGCAGAAAAGTTATGGATTAAAGGTTTTAAATTATCAAAAGCAAATGAAATCTCAAATAAAATTGTTGAAAGGGTAGCCGCAACAAGTGGTGGGGGCAGTTGGGTACAATATTTTGATTATGGCCCTTTTAGAACAAGTCGATATAATACATTAAGAGATTTCTTAGAATTTATGAGAAATACGACCTTTGGTGTTACTAAAGGAAGTTATTTAAGATTAATTAAAAAGTTTAGAACAAGTGGTGGAATTGAAGCCGTAAATGGTTTCATAGAACAAAAAACAGAATTTGATCTTAAATATAAAAGATTAAAATTTGAAAGCAAATACAGTCCAGAAGACATTTCAGAAGCTGGATTAGCATTAAAATTAAAAGCAAATGTTAATAAAGTGCTTAGAAAAGCACAAGCAACTTTATTAGAAATTAAACAAAAAATAGTTACAGTTTTTGCTACACCAATGCGTGTTTTATATAACGCAATGACATTAATGTGGAGCGCAATGGGTTTTGTTGGAGCAGGATTAGGACTTTTTACTGATAATGAAGTTTTACTTGCAGTTCTTCCTTTAGGAGGTATGGGAATAGATTCTCCTACTTCTGTTCAAGAAATAGAAGTTGCGCATTCAAATAAAATAGTAAAATTTAGAGCAGTTGGAAGTATTTTCTTAGCATTTCAAAGAGGAGGACAACATAGTGTAAGAATAGTTGGTAAATTAACTGGTGAATTAAGATTATTGTGGCTTTCTATATTATGGATGCTTACTTTGATGAGCAAAGGATATATGGAAGTTCTTGATTGGGATTCTGAAATGATTACAAATTACATTAATAATCCACAATCAGCTTTAGCAATGATGAGAGATAAGGCATTTTCAGGTGGAAAATTAGAAGCCACAGAAGGAATTATTACACAAAAACCTTCTTATGAAAAACATATAACATTTCCTGTTATTTTAAATCACGAAATAATTCCAAATGCATATATAGAAACATTCTCCTTTGAAGAAACAGTAGAAGGAGGAAAAGATGTAATTAATTATGATTTATTATTAAGAACTTATACAGAACCTAATGAATTTGTTGCAGATGCTTCACATACAACATTTTATTATGCGAACACGAGAACAAAAACACAAGCAGTTTTATATTACTCGGCAAACTTTACTTATAGGCTTCTTAAATATAAAAAAGAATCAATAGGTATAGATACAAATAGTTGGAAAGTAGACAATTATTATGATGTGGATGCGGTAGATATGGGTTTTGTATTTGGATTAGCATTAGCAGGTGCAATATTTGAGTAATTTAATACCAAAAGCGGAATATAATATCCCGGGATGGGTCGGTGGTCTTGCGTATGGCGCGGCATTATACCCAGTTTTAACACAGGCATTAGGTTTTAAAAAATCAAATGCTTTTGTTAATGCCACAAGTTTAGGATATATGATGGCAAAACATTATTGGGGAAATTTGAATGATATTAAACCAGCTTGCGTAATAGCGGGAATTCCATTAGGAACTGTTCTTGAATTAAGTCACGGTATTTCAGATAGAGAAGTCAGATACAGGGCAAATGGTGGTGTGTTTTTAGCTCATCAAACTGGAGGAGATGAATCATTAAGAATAGTTGGGAGAGCTTGGGGAGAAAATAGATTCATATTTCTTAATATGTTAGATTTATTATTTTTATGGGGAAGTGCTAATATTATTGATGTTTTTGCACAATCATTAGAAGCAGGAGCTTGGAATACAACACCTACTCAATGGGTTAATTCTCAACAACCACCATTAGTTAATCCTTCTATTGAAGAACCTGGATTAGATCCATGGGAAAGCTTTGAAGCAGGTATTAAAAATAAAAATGAAGGGTATGAAGAATACCACATGACATTTCCAATAATTACTAGACAAAGGGTTTATTTATCAATGTATATTGAAACTTATTCATGGAGACAAAGACTTGATAGAGAAAACAGAAAGATGGTTGAATATACAATTTTCTTTAGAAAATATGAACCAGTCCCACAATATACATTTGGAAAAATAAATATTCCAGATGATAAACCAGGATTTCAAGATACAGAAGTTAAAGTTTATAAGAAATTTACTCAAGATGAACATCCGCTTTTAACAGCGGCAATGAAAGGAGCATTAGAAGTAACAACTACACTTCTCCTTTATAATGAAATGTTTAATTGGGATAATGTATCACAATTTGGATCGCAATTTATACGTAATTATTTTGGCGTAGATAGAGAAGAAGAAGGAAGAATACCAGGAATATTAGAAACGAGGGGATTTTTTTGAGCAATTCAGCTTGGGCAATAAGAATGTATTTACCATTTGACGAAGAAAATTCAGTGTCGTTTGTTGGAAGTTTTGAGACTGCAGGAAGCAGGTATTTAGATAAAATAAAAGTATTTTCTGGATTATATGGCATGCCAGATTTTATGCTTTGGTATATGCATAAAGATTTAGTAAGTTATAATTTTTCTAATTATTCCTTAGAATTAAAATTATATCTCAGAGGAGATATAAAAGATTGTTATTGGAAAGAAAAATATAGGGTTATTAGTGTTTATGATGATTTAGAAAAAGATATGAAAGTTGTGTATGCTATACAAGAAGGTTATGCTTTATTAGATTCATTATTAATAGATGCTAATATTGGAACATTAGATTATAAAGAAACAAGAGATGTTGAACAATTATTAAGAGATGTTTTAGAAGTTACTGGTATAATACCAGTTATTTTTTGTGAACACAGCGATTTTTTAAAACAAAGTTTTAAGTTTGAATATCCTAATTTTACTTTAGATCCTTCTTGGACAGTAAGAGATTTCATTCAATATGTTGCTAATGAAAATAATTTTGAATGGACTATTAAATATGGAATGCTTTTCATAGGCCCTATCCTACCAACTTATGGAGATTTTAATGCCACAAAAGAACTTATTAATAGACAAGTTGATAATTTTTCTAAATATAGAGATGGAGCTAAAATAGCATTTGCTGCTAGTCCTCTTAATGTTTTATGGTCTTATTTGTTACAAGTTGAAGATCAAGAGATAGATATGAGATGTGTATGGGCAAAACATATAGTAGGTGTAGATGGAGATTTAACTAAAGGATGCTTTGTTCCAACAGCAGTAAAAATAGATAAGGAAACATATTATCATAGTTTAGAAGAAAATCAAGAAAGAATATTAGCTGTTGAGTATATTTTTAAAGATGTTAAATTTAATCAGATTCGTATTGGAAGAGTAACTAAAGATGAGGGAGATAATGAATATGTTGATGAAGTTTCAATAGAAAAAAGCACATTTCAATATTCTAAGAAAACACCAAGAAATGTTCCAATGAATGTTACAACACCTGTATACACATTGCCACGTGTTGGAAGAACAACTCCATATCTTGATGATAGAGCTGGTTTATTTTTTCCAAGAACAAATAATATTCATACTAATCCTAATCAACTTTTATTTGCTGTTAATGATAGAATAGAACAATCAGTGTTAGGCCCTTTTGTAATGGGTAATGGAAGTCCAGCATTTTTAATTCCATCTAAAAACCCAGATGATTTTAGATTTCAATTACCAAATGGATGGTGTTTATATATTAAGGATGATGGAGAAACTTATTTACAGATTGAAGATACAGATTCACAGTCTATTCCAAGTGAAGATACAACAAAACCATTTTTACATTTGAAACCAGATGGCACAATAAAAATAAATGCTAATAATAATATAGAGTTAAAATCTGGAGATTTTGGTATTTATGTAGAAGCGGATGATGAGAAAATTAGATTGAAATATGGAGATAATAATATTGCGATATACGGTTCTTCGAATAGGATTTTGTTAACTGCTGATGACAGAATAACACTAAAAACAGGTGAAAATACATTAGTGTTAAAAACAACAAATGTTGTAGTAACAGTTGGTTCAAATACATTTACAATTGATAGTAGTAAAGTAGAAATGGTTGCTGGAGCATCTAAAGCAACATTAACAACTGCGGGGTTGGATGTAACGTGAGTTTGGCCGTAGGATTAGTAGGAGACGCAGTGTCCACACCAGTACCGCCTTTTAGTGTTACTAGTACTGTATATACTCCAGGGATTAAAGTTTCTGTTAATGGAACAAAGGTTATAACTAAAGTTGTTGTTACTTTTACATCAGCTGGCCCAACACCGCCTTCTGGAACAACAGATGTGGTTACAGTTACACCTGGAACAACAAAATTAAAAGATAATAGTACAAATGTATTAAGGGCTGGTGATAACGCAACTGGTACATACGGTAACACGGTCGTTATTACACCAACCCAAACAAAATTAAAAAGTTCATAAAAAAATTAATTGTATCATATTTAAAAATTATTAAAATATTAAAAATATAAGAGTGTTTAAAAATGCCTGGAATTTTACTGGATTTGCGAACAGGAGACCCAATAATTGGGGAAGATGGAGATTTTGTACAAGTTGCGGATGATTACGCATTTTATCAATTGATTACAAATCTCTTACAATGTCAAGTTGGCTCTGAAATCTGGAATTTATATTATGGTTTTGATTTAGAAGAGGCAATTAGAATGAATTCTACTGGTTCTCCTCCAGAAGTAATAGAATCATTACTAGCTGATGCGTTAGATCCAGCAAAGGAAAGATTATTATTTTCAATTGACTATGTAAAGGCTACGAGAGATGGTCAACAAATGAGAGCAAAATTTTCTGTAAAAAGTAGATTAGGAACAATAGTAGCATCAGAAATAACAATAGGTGAGACATTAAATGCCCTTTGATGATGACGGATTCACACCAAGAAGTGCGATAGAAATAATAGAAGATTTTGAAGAAAAAGCAAAAAATTTACTTGATGTAGTGAATTTTAGTCCAAGTTCATACTTGATGTAGTGAATTTTAGTCCAAGTTCATTTATATGGCAAATGATGAAAATTCATGCGCTTGATGAATATTACTATGAAACTTTATTAGAGACTTGTTCTGAACAAATGTCTATTTATAATGCTGTTGGAGAATGGTTAGATAAACATGGTATAGAGGCAGGACTTCCACGAAGAGGAGCAACTCGTGCGCAAGGATATGTAGATGCTTCGGCAACAGTAAACGGAGCAGATATAATAATAAATGCTGGTGCAGAATTCAAGAGCTCTCTTAATAGTTATTTAAGTGATGCCAATACGCCTATAGAATATAGGATAAGTATGACTAAATTAAAAACTGGAGAATCTTATGATTATTTTCCAAGTGATTATTTATATGCTGATTCAGTTGTTCAAGTATTAGATGAAAATTTAAATCCAATACCTTCTTCTGTATATGAATTTGATCAAACTTATAAGAACAATCTTCATTGGTTAGCTGCTAGTTCTGGTTATATAGTGGAAAATGAAAATTATTATACTGAAGTTAATGGAACAGTAACTAGAAGAATAGAAGTAACATCTGTTGAATCTGGTGTAATTAGTAACGCAAAAGTTGGTGAAATTACAACTTCTGTTACTTATCCTTTTTTAACTGTTACAAATTCTAATGGGGTTTCTGGTGGTCAAGATAAAGAATCACATGATAAATATAGAGAAAGATTATTATTAGCACAAAGAAGAAATTTTACATTAGGAAGAGTTAGAGATATTGCGAATGGAATTAATGGTGTTAGAGCAGTAAAGGTTTATCAAGATAAAGGAGTTGACCAAACATCAATTGCTAATTGGGATAGTCCAACAATTGGAACTCCAATAAGATTCGATCAGTATCCAATTGAATATTCACAATCATTTGTTCCTGGTAATTTAGTTTTATCATTAGGTAGGGTTACATTAAAAGGAAGAGCTATAAACAGTCCTCCTCCAATTAAAATGGGAATAAGATTATCAACAGCAGAAACAGGTGTTTATTTAGACACTGGGACATTTAGAGAAGAGGATTTAAGACCTGGGTTAACAGGATTTCAAGATATTAATATTGATCTTAAATATAATAGTTTGGATAAAACAAAAACTTATAGATTAGATTTTTGGCTTCATCCTTCTGATGATGGGATTACTGGAATTGATTTTTCTGCAAATTATTGGGAAATTCAAACAGGTGTAGAAGGATATGGAACAAGTCCTAGATATGATTTATATAAATGGGTTTCTGGTGTTGAAACAAGTCAAGGGACTGGTGTAGATTTAATGTTTAAAACTTGGTATAATGGAGCTGGTTATACGACTATATTGGCACCAGACGATGGATTTGGATTTGAAAACCTTAAAACTGAATTAGATGGATTATTAGATTATGTTGATGGACAAGGTTATAGCCCAATAGGAATTCAATATCAAATATTAGAGGCAACAGAAATTAATATAGATATAAGAGGAATAATTTATATAAATGAATTGGCAGATTTTGCTACAGTAAGAGAAGATGTTATTACAAATATTGAAACTTACTTAGAATCTCTTAAAACTGGAGACGATGTTATTTATGCTGAAATAGAACATCAAATTATGAAACATCCTCAAGTTATTAATCAAAAAGAATTGTATATAAAAAGATTTGACGTGGCTGATTGGGCTAAGGAAGATATAGTTCTTGCTGATAATGAGATAGCAGATTTAGGAACAAGAAATCTACAAAGAGGAGTAGGTTAATGGATATAAGAGACCAGATTGATGTTTATTTAAATACGGCATTTAAACAAAGTATTGAACAAACGCCGTATAGTGGTCACAGTTTAGTTAAATTAGCCGAATGGGATAGAGTTAATGGATTTGTTAAAAAAGAATCTGTTTCTTATGTTAAAGATACTATTGATATAGCAGTACCATGTCCAGTCATAGCAATTGTTGATGAAAAAATAAGAGAAAAGAATTTAACATTGACAATTATTGGAAATGTTGCTGAATATGATCAAGATATAGAATTTAATCAATTGGGAAAAACAATTATTAAAAAACAATATAAAACTAGCACAACAACATCAAATGGAACATTAGAAATACCAAGATTTACAAGACCAAATGCAACTTTCTTAGTGGCATCATTAGGGAATAAAATATTTGAAATAACAAATATAACATCAAACTTACCATTAACAACTGCCGGTGGAAAGGTTTCATTTTATGCATTAGCAAGTGAAGGAAGTAAAGTTTTATATTATTTGGGGATGTATAGAATACATAATATGATTAAACAAATAGTAAATTCTATATGGATTTCTCCAACTGAATGTAATACATGCAAGGGAACCGGATTATTAAATGGAATTCAATGTCCACAATGCAAAGGTTATAAATATTCTGGAGAAAATGCTTCAAGAGGAATAGCAATTGCAAAAGGATATGATGTAGGGATTTCAAGAGAAAAATTTAGTTCATATCCATTATCAGATGCGCAATGGAATAAAGTTTGGAAATTTATAAACCAAGCATGGACTCAAAAATGGTGGGTAACGCCAACAGTATCAGAAATTAAGAGATTGTTTGCACATTTTTATAATGTGTCGGAAGGAGAAATAATAATAACAGAAAGATACCATTTTTCAATGCCTCATTGGGATATAAGTATTCCCATCGAGGGAAGTTTAGGTTCTCCTTTTGATTCTGGGGATATTGATTTGGCAAAATTCATAGCACGTTCTGTAACTCCAGCAGGAGTAAATGTTTTTATTGGATTTTATTCATTTGAATTTTTTGGAAACTTAGATGATCTTTCATGTGGATGTGTTTATCATCAAAAAGGTCATTTAATGGAAAGGAAAATATTAGAAAGTTCTACAAGTGGTTATTATGATAATTGGTTTAGTAGATATAGATATTGGAATGGATGGTGTGAATGTGTTGATGATTTTGAAGATGATTTATCTAAATGGAACACAAGTGGTTCAGTAAGTCTTCAAAATGTTAATGATATTGGAAGACATTGGTGTAAACTTACCGATAGTTCTCACATAGAAACAAAAACTGGATATGCAATAAGTCAGCCAACAGGAACAATAGATATATGGATTCATCCATCACAAACAAATTTAAGAATAGGAGCATATTTAACAGGTGTAGATTTATGGTCATTTTATGTAGACTTTAGAGGAAGTGGTTTTTATGATCATAATAACAATTTAATAAGACCTGCTATGTTCAATAATGATTATCATTTACAAATGTCATTTGTAGCTGATCAATATTTAGGTGGACAATTGGGATATGTAGATGATATAAGAATAAATTTAGAATCAGTTGAAACTGGAATACAGTTTCTTAATAGTTTACCTTCAAACAGACCTGTAAGAATAAAATCAAGTGGTGTTGGTTTTAGTTTTGTTGATAATTTTGGTGCTGATTGGGTTGGTGGTTATTCTCCAAATGGAAATTGGCAAAGATTATATCCTTGGGGATGGGGGCCAAACCATTTAGATTGTTTGAGTGGTGTAGCGGATTTATATGAAAGTTATTTTAGAAATGACAAATTTTTTAATATTAATGTAAGTGGAGTATGTTAAAATGAAATTTAAAGGATTGGTAACTAGTAATAAGATAAAAAAAAATGGAGAAAGATATGAACACAGAAAACATCCAAATCTCTTAGTAGATGATGGAAAGGAATATATATTAGATGGTTTTGCTGGAATAAAATCTTGGCATAATTTAGGTGCAGCTGGGAGTGGAGCGGTTGGTTTATTAACATTTAAGCGATATGGAGGAGCTGGAACTTGTATGTTTAATAACTCATCAAGCGAAAGAGCAGTAGGAACTCAAGGAATTCCCTCTGGTCAAATTTGTAATTATCCAATTGGTTCTACTATTTTAGTTAGTCCAGAAGATTCTAATTTATCAAATGAAGTTGGAAGTAGAGTTGTGTTAACAGCAAGACGTGTTGATCAAACTGTTGAATTTATCGGAAGATTTAATGTTCCTGCTGATATTCCAAGTGGAACAGAAATAAGAGAATTTGGGTTGTTTTTAAAATCAACTGGCCCAACAGCAGATCCATCACTTATAGAAACAGAAAAACCCAGTGCTATGTTATGTAGATCGTCATTATGGGGAAGTGGAGTTTGTGGTGTGACTGGTGTCTATACAGATGATCCTCTTATTGCTAATGATGATATAGAAATTAGATGGAAATTTGGTGAGATATAAAATGGTAAGAAGTAGACCTAAAAGAGATGGAAGCGGTCGTGGAAGACGACTTAATAGAGGTAGGGGAGGGTGTAATCCTCCAAGAAATAGAAATAGACGGAGAAGAAGATAATGCCTGTTCATAAATGTCCTAATGGTAAGTATAGAATTGGAAGCGGAAAATGTATCTATGATTCAAAAGCAAAAGCGGAAAGAGCATATAAAGGATATTTGGCACATAAACACATGAAAGATTTAAGAAAAGAAATCGAAAACGAAAAAAGTAAAAATAATGAAATAAGGAAATATTTAGAAGAAATGGAGAAATTGATAAAAGATAAAATAAAAGGAGATATTGATGACGACAGATCAGTATGAAAGAGATTTTGAAAGTTTTGTTGGTACAAGATTTCCTGGTAGATTCGACCCAAGATTACTTCAAAATGTTGATAATGTTGGAGACGGAAGTCCAGGTCTTCAAAAAGCTATTAGAAATTGGGTTAAAGATCATTTACATTATGGTTCTATGGACTTGGATTTAGATTTAAATTCTAATAGTATAAACAATTTAAAATCTATTGATGAGGATGTTTGGTTAGTTTCTACTCCAGCAGAATTACAAACAGCTATTGATACTATAGGTGCAGGCGCAGGAATTATTATTCTAAAATCTGGCACATTTACTTTGACAAACACTATTAGTGTTGATCAAGGTGGAAGTTATATAATAGAAGGATCAGGAAATGGAACTATTTTTGATTGTAATGGAAATAGGTCAACTTTTTCCATAGCAAACACTACAGGTTGTGTGTTAAGAAATTTTAAAATAGATGCTACATCACTAACTAATACACTTGAAGAAATAATTAATGTTAATGAGACTTCTGACAATAAAGTTAAAATTGATAACGTTACTATTGTTGGAGACGGAAGTCATGGAGTTGGAATAGAATTAAATAGTAAAAACTGTGAATTAATTAATTGCCATATAGAAGGTTGTAATTCCGGAATACATATAAAAGACGACAATCATATTATTATGAACAATTATATATTATCTAACGATACATACAGTATAATTTCTGATAATGGTGTTGATAATGTTATTATTAAAGGCAATACTATATATGAATCGAACAATTGTATTTTTCTATATGGAAATACTAAATTTATTATCAGTGAGAATATTGTATTGGGTAAAGTTTCTTATGATAATATTCGTTTATATAATTGTTCTTATTGTGTTGTATCTGGAAACATTTGCTCTATTGCTTCTTACGGAATATATTTAGAGGATTCTGATTATAATATTATTAATAATAATAATTGTTATCTTTGTACAGGATTCGGAATAGTCTTATGGGATAATTGTAGTTACAACACAATTTGTGGAAACGGCTGTTTTAATTATAATTATTCATACGGAATTAGCATAGAGAATAGTAATTGTAATAATAATACTGTTGGTATAAATACTTGTTTGGGTAATTTGTATAATTATAATGATAGTGGAACTAATACATTCGACACAGGTCTTAATAATATAGCATAGGTGATTTAAAAAATGGGTAAAATAAGAGAATTGTTTATGAAATTTTGGGCAGATAATATAAAAACAAACTATAAGAAAATATCAATAGCGTGTGGAACAGGAATTAACATGATTATTGGTGCAGTTTTAGGATTTTGTATGGAAGCGGCTTACTCAATGGGAAACTCACTTGGAATGACAATAGTAATGATTTTATTTGCCATTCAAGTTGTGACAAACGTTATTGTATTTAGTATTTTTGGAAAGGCAACAAATGGAAACGGATACAACATGCCGGAAACTAAATTAATTGTTGATGTCATTAGAGAAAATCAAGAATTAAGGGATTCTGTAAAAGCAGCAATAAATAAAAAGATAAATAATGACAGTCATATCTTAAACGGAGATTGATTTGGTTGTGCCGCCCAAAAAGAAGCGTCAACAGCGACCTTCTAATAAACAAAAAAGAAAAAAACAAGAATATAACAAAGATTGGATAACAGTTACTTTTATAAAAGGTGCTGTTCCTGATACATTTTTTCCTTCGAATATATTTCCAGAATCTGTTCCCTCTGATAGAATTACTTTCGACCAAGCAAGAAGAAAGAACATGGATTTCTGGAAGGAAAAAAATGTAATTTTTCACATGGCAGATCGTTCTGTTAATGAATATAAGCACTATTATAGAAAAGTATTGGCAAATGCCAGAATTTGCTGGTTAAAATTTGCATGTGGAACTGGCGCAACTGATATGACACATTATGATCATAATCCAGCAAGACCTTTATTTGCTCATTATAGAATGATGTACGATAATTGTAAAAATTTCCTTTGGGAATTACCAATGGATTATAATATGTTTTGGGGACACACAAATAAAGTTCCTCTTACTCTTTATGATAAGAAATATGAAGAGCCTATTAATGAGAATAAATCTATTGATTTTCTCTTAATGATGGATAATAGGCTTTATTATAATTATACTAAAACATTAGAAATTGGAAGAAAATTACATAAACAAGGATATAATGTTCACGCAATTCTTTTAAAAAGCCCAATAGCACAAATGTATCACGATAAACTTCCTTATAAAACTACATTGAATAATAAGAATCCAGAAGGACAGAAAAAATTTCACAATCTTGCTAAGAAATCAAAAATTATGGTTGATTTGTGTTTTCGTTGGACTTATGGAAGAGTTATTTACGAGGCTCTTTTCAATGGATGTGTTTGTATTGGCCCTCATTGTTATGGAGCAATGTATCAATTGTTTCCTGATATGATAATAGACACATCTAATTATAAAATGAAAGATGCTTTTGAATTTTGCTTAGATAAAATAGAAAAATGGGATATTAATCTTGTAAAAAAATACCAAGAAAGAGCCGCAAAAGTAGCAAACCCAAAATTATTTTCTAAAAGATTGAACGAAGCAACCGAAATAATATTAAATGGAGGCGAATATCATTTTGAAGGATATTAATAAAATTTTTGGTATTGGTTTATCAAGAACTGGCACACTTTCTCTTACTAACGCTTTAAAAAGATTAGGATATAAAACAATACACTACCCAAATCTTAAACATTTTTATTATTTAGTAGAAATTTATGATGCCATAACGGATACACCTGTTTGTATTAATTACGTTGCATTAGATGAAATGTATCCAAATTCAAAATTTATTTTAACAACAAGAGATTTAACAGAATGGTTGAGTTCTGCAAAATGGTTTTTTTCAAGAACTAAACAACCAAAATTATCAAATCAACAAATTTTTATAAGAGAAACTTTATATGGAAATGAATATTTTGATAGAAGAAGTTATAAGAAAGGATTTTTAGATTATCACGATAAAGTTTTAAAATATTTTAAAGATAGACCTGAAGATATTTTAATTATGAATGTTTTTAAGAGAGATGGATATAATAAATTATGTCCATTTTTAGGAAAAGAAACATTGAGAGAAAAATTTCCTCATTCACATAATAGGAGAAAAAAGAAATGAAAGTTTTAATAACTGGTGGAGCAGGTTTTATTGGTTATCATACCACTAAAAAATTCATAAAAGAAGGATGGGAAGTAATAATAGTTGATGATTTATCAAGACAGGGAGCAGAAAACAACTTAAAAATTTTACAGGAAAAGTATGGAGAAAAAATAGAATTTCATAAAACTGATGTTTATAAGTCAATGCAAATGGATACAATAATAAATCATTATAAACCAGAAGCAATAATTCATCTTGCGGCACAAACAGCCGTAACTACATCAATGAGATATCCAGAACATGATTTTGAAACAAATGTTATAGGAACTTTTAATATTTTAGAAGCTGTAAGAACTATAACAAAATATGACCCAAAAATAATTTTTGCCTCTACAAATAAAGTATACGGAGATTTTCTAAGAAAATATTCAAACAAATGTGGAAATTGGGATCTTCATCCTGATCTTTATATTGTAGGAGAAAACACTAGAATTGATCATACTCATCACAGTCCTTACGGGGTTTCAAAATTATGTGCCGACTTGTATTGTCAAGAATATGCGTATTCTTATGGTTTGAAAGTTGCTATATTTAGAATGTCATGTATTTATGGTACACATCAACACGGAATTGAAGATCAGGGATGGGTTTCTCATTTTGTAAATTCAGCATTAAAAGATAAAACAATAAATATTTTTGGTGATGGTAACCAAGTGAGAGATTTATTGTATGTAACTGATTTAGTAGAAGCGTATTATAATTATATAATGATGGATGATTCATTAACTCCACTTGTTTTTAATATGGGAGGTGGAGAAAATTTCACAATGTCTTTGCTCGAATTGATTAATTTTCTTTCAGAGGAACTTGATAAACCAATTCTTCTAAGTTTTCATAAACCAAGACCAGCAGATCAACAAAAATATATTTCAGATATTGATTTTCCAAAAAATGTGTTATGTTGGGAACCTAAAATAGAACCAAATGAAGGTGTTAGAAAATTAATCAAATGGGTGAAAGAGGAGTTATAGTTTCATTAGCATTAATAAAAGCAAGAGAACCTAATATTGGAAAAATAATTCGTTCTTGGACTAAACAATCAGTATTACCAAAAAAAATTTTAATTTTTATAAGCAAAAAAAATTTTTATCTTGATGATGGATTTAATTATAAACCTGATATAAAATGTAAAAGAAGCAATGTATTTTTTGTAGAAAATACTGGAGCATTAAGGAAATTTCTACCAGCTCTAAAAATGTATTGGAATAAAAAGAATCAGAAGATTCTTCTTACTGACGATGACCATGTATATTATAGAGATTTCATAAAAGATATATTAAAATGGGAAAAAAATATAGATGGTGTTATTTCAGGAGCAGGTAATCTTTATAGAAATTCAGATCCATATAATTGGGATAAGAAATGGTTTCATGGAGATACAATCACAAAACCAACAAGATGTGACATAATCTCTACTGGATATGGTTGTTTAATTAAACCAAAATATTTTACTGATGAAATTTTTCAATGGGAACAATATAGAAGATGGGGAGTTCCTTATGATGATGAATTTTGGTTTAATTATATGTTAGCGAAAAACAATGTAAAAAGATATGTAGTTCCTATAAAGACTAGAAGAAAGAAATTAGAACATTTTGGTGTTGATATGTTCAGAAGTAAGAAAAGTAGACAAGCTAAAGCCAATGTAACTAAAGAATTTAAAAAAACAATTATGGATGTTTAAATGCCATTTAATAGCCCAGAATTTGAAATAACTCATTTATGTAATAAACAATGTGACATGTGTAGTCACAGAATAAAAACTAGTTCTTTTACTTATATAGAACCAGAATCACTTGATTATGTATTATCTTGTTTTAGTAAAGAATATATTAAAAATGTAAAGAAGGTTTTGATAATTGGAGGAGAACCTCTTCTACATCCTTATTATACTAAAGTTTTATTGAAAATAAAAAATAAGTTTCCAAAAGCTAAATGTGTTGTTTCAACAAATGGTAGTTATCTTGATAAAGTACCAGAAAATATTTTTAATAAATTTGTTTGGAGAATATCAGAATATCCTAAATTTAATGATAAAATAATAAAAAAATATAGAGGAAAACCACACGTTTCTATATCTGGATGGGGAGGTTGGTGGGATATAAATAACGACCCAAATCTAACACCAGATGTCGCCAAAACTGTTGAGAAGAGATGTTTTCACCAAGTAAGAATAATTGGAACTAAATTGTATAGATGTTGTCTTTCTGAAGGAATTGAGCGTGAATATAATTTAAGTTCAGTACATGTTCAAATGTCAGCAAATTGGGAGCAATGGTGGAAAAAACTACCAGTTTGGAAGGCATGTCAACATTGTTTTAAAGCAAATGTTATATTAGGAAAATGGAGCAAATCAGATAATAAAAATGCCGAACATGATTAATTGGTGTAAGGGAAAATCTTTTTCACATCACGACAAAATTTGGAAAAAAATATTAAATACTGGATTAGTTAAGAGTGTTGTAGAAGTTGGTACTTTTGTTGGTTATACTGCATGTTTAATAGCGTCGCATCCAAATGTGGATTATGTGTTTACTATTGACACATGGAATTTTTCACTAAATAGATGTGCAAATCCAGAAAAACAATTTTTCCTAAACATCTCTTCTCACTTAAAAAATAAAAAACATAAGATTATTCCCATAAAAGGAGTTTCTTGGGAAGTTGGAGAAGCATTTAAAAAATTAGGTATAAAAGTTGATTTGGTTTATATAGACGCAAACCATAAAAAGGAAAGTGTTAGAAAAGATTTAAATGCTTGGTATTTTGTTGGGAAATATATTTGTGGTGATGATTACACACACGTTGGGCATAGTGCCGTAATAGAAGAAGTTGACAAATTTGCAAAACGACACAATTGCCTAGTAAAAAATATAGGTAAATTTTGGTGGTATGAATATCTCTGAAACTATCACAGAATAAGAGAATAAATATATATTTTTTACGACACCGAATATGATCTTTTTAATAAAAAAGATAGATTAAATAAAAATTCTAAATTTTTCATTCCCAAACTATATTTTGTGATGAGATGAGAATCTCTTCTCATATAGAAAATTCAAAATGAACGGGATCAACATCTTGAATTTTGAAAAATAGGAAGCTCACACTTGTCTCCGTCACAAAACTTATTATATTGATCTGCTTCAGTTTGTACTACTAATTCTTCATTCTTTTTTTCTTGTTTTACTTCTCTGCATTCAAAATCGCCACGAGAAACTCCAAGTTTCTGGAGAGTCAAATCAATCAATATATCCAACTTATCGAAGTTCTTATATCTCGTGATTAATTGTTTAAATTCAAGAACTTCTTCTCTCCGCATTTTTCCAATTTCATAAATCATACTGTTATAATGTTTTTTTCTTTTATAAAGTAGATTTTCAAAATTAAAAAAAAATAAAAAAAGTAGTTATAAATAACCCTCTATATCCCTAAAGTCAGCAAAAGGAACTATTAAATGTTTATCAGATCTGAGTAAAACTGCTGGCATTAATGCAGGAGTTGGTTCTATATCTTTATGTTCCGTAAATCTATCAAATGGTTTATAAGACGCTCCTCTTAACATATAAACCTTTTGTCCTCGTTCATAAGAAGTTCTAACATCAAGTATGTGATGATGACCACTCATCATTATGTCAACTGGGTCTTTAAGTTTTCTGAATTTATACAACATTCCCCAACATAAATTATCTGTTGAATGTCTTCTATACTTATGTCTAACGTATATCCTATATGTTTGTTCGCCTAATATAATGTTTATAATTCCTCTAAATCCTAACCAATATCCTTTAGAATGATCTGCTAAATATTGAGAAATATCCCATGAATCCTGTTGAAAAAACCATTCATCATGACATCCTTGAATAACACCCAATATTTTATCTCCCATCATTGTTACTGCATTCGCAACTTTTTGCTTAGCTTCTGGAACTGTAATAATGGATTCATATCCTTTGCTTATAGCATCTAAGTTATCAGTATAATCTCCATTTAAAACTGTAAATAATCTAGGGGTTTTAATTGTAAATTCTATGTCTTCTGACCATTGTACTAAATCAGTCATTTCGTTTCCTATATGCCAGTCGCAATCCAATTTAACACCAACATCATCATCTCCAAGATCCACTGTTATTTCATTATATCCTATAGTTTTCCTCGATCTGTCGTAAACTTTTTTACAATTTTTCTTTAAACTTTCTATATCAAGTCTTTTATTAATTTCTAATTTTGGGTCTCTTTCTGTAAGACACTTCATTTCTTCTGTATGTTTTTCATTTAATTCTAACAAATTTCTTTCTCTTCTATATACGTCTTCGCAAACGCCTAAATAATCTGCTTGCTCTTTGAAGGTTTTTCCTCCATTTTCCATGGCGTCTTTTATTTGCAATTTTGATAAAGTAATTTTTTGCCTTGTCATAATCTTCACCCATTAAATAATTATATAATTCTGGACTGATGGGAAATTTACCATTATTCACATCGTCCATATAGTTTTCTTTTAATGCTTTTAAATCTTCAAATACATTTCCATTTGTTTCATACCAATTTTTATCCGTACTCATTTTCATACCAATCTAGTGCGTTTTTCAATTGTTTGCCAACAAAATCTTCACTAACAATTTCTTGAACTGCTAAAGAATTTTTAATCATTTGATCTTCTAACACTTCTTTTCTTGTCATATCCTTAAAATGTTCGTAACATTCTCTCATTTTCTTTTTTATGTCTTCATAAACTGGGGCTTTCCATTGTAATTGTGGTGGAAGAATATCTGGATATAAGTTATCTCGTCTATCCCCTATGAATTCCCAATCTCCAACATCTATTAAATAAGAGTTATCTTCATTCATATAATCCAAATGACCGCTGTGACGAGGAGCTATTGTAGGTAATCCACAAAGCATTGCTTCAGTTGTAGGTGCTCCCCATCCTTCCCCACAATCCGTTGTTACATAGGCATTCATAGTTCTATAAAGCATTGACACATCGGGAACAAAATCTCTCAACCAAAATATATTCTTTGGTAAATTATTATCATAGAACATTTTAGGAATACAATATCTATCACTTCCCATTTTCATTATTAGACAAACATCATGATCTCCGTGAAATTCTTCTTTGAACGCGTTCATCATTGGCACTAGGTTTTTTCTTACGTCTACCCTAGCAACAGTGAAAAATTTGAATGTATATTCATCATCTATATTTAATTTAAGTTTTGGGCCATCTGGTGTGTATAATCCTCTAAGGAACGGAAAGTTTATAACATGTATTTTTTCCTTACTAGTTACTCTACTAAATGATTTTTTGCAAAACCTTGATTGAGTCATTATCATTTTTGCGTTTTGTAAATGGTATGACATAAAATCAGGTGGTTTTTTAACTTCTGTCACAGTGTAAAAACATTCCGCTGGAATAGTTGGTACCGCATGTGTTACTTTTAATGGATCTTTTGTTTCCGTTTTTGTTAGTGGAAATAATACATCATTTTCATCCATAAAAGGATATGGTATAATCTTTACTTTGTATCCCATATTATGTAATATTTCTACATACATTCTTCCACAAATTCCATATCCATTAGGGCCAAAATTGTTTAACCATTCTATATCAATCATTTTTCATCAACTGTTCTTGGTATATATCTGTCACTCCATTCTAATATTGAAACACGTTCATCTATTCTACATAATGGAACAGACAATTTCTTGAAAACATCTTCCCATTTTGGAATGACTTTTTTATGAGAACAATTTCTTCTAACCCAATATGTTCCCCTTTTTCCCATTTTCTTTCTTACATCATCATTTTCTAATAAATACAAAACCTTTTCAACGAAATCATCCATATCAACCCAAGGGCGATAAACTCCTCTTTCTCTCTTATTTGTCGCAACTTTTGCTAATAAACCTCTTTTATCACCATCAGCAAATTCCGGCATTGATGTACAATTAGTTGCAACAAATGGCTTCCCACATGCCATAGCTTCACATATTGGTAATCCAAATCCTTCTCCTCCATGAGGAGTGACATACAAATCTATTAAATTATAAAGCCTATTAAGAAACTTTGAATCTATTCCAGTTGTCCATCTATTCTCTTCTGTATATAATATATTATCTTTTAATTTTAACGCATGAATTAGTTTTTTAATATTAGGTCTTTCTAATACACCCCAATCATTAAAATCAACATGTAAATATAACATTACATCTTTTCTTACATTGAGAATATCTTTAAGTGCTCCTAATAGAAATTCTATATTTTTTCTCCATGATGGTCTTCCAACAAATAAAAGAATTTTTTTATCTTTTATCTTTGGATTAAGTTTTTCTAACACTGTTCTGCTTTGTTCCGATTTTAATGGCTTGAATACATTTGTGTTAATAATATTGTATATCATTTCATCAACTTCCAAACCATGATTTTTTAACAAATTATAGGAAAAGTCGCACATTGTTACTTTAACATCTGGAGACTCTATAAAATGTCTTGCTCTTAACATTGCTGGAACATCATGGTTATCCCACGGAAACCAAGAAACCCAAGGAGTTTGTAGTGACTTTCCAAGTGGGATATTAGAATTGTGATGAATATCTCCCATAGAAAATACACAAACTGGATCTGTGTGGTTTATAACTTTTTTAAGAGTTGTTGTGCACCTTGCCTCTTCTCCTTCATGAGCCCATGTTGTATATTGACTAACAATTTTTCCATTTTCATCTGCAATGGAACTTATAAATGGTCTTCCGTATAAATATTGATTGCTTATAACATTGAAATGATATTGTGGCATTCCTTTTATCAATTCACTTACTTGTAGTCCATAGGAAAAAACAGTTTTTGGATCTTGCGAAACTACAACAATTTGTTCTTTATTTCTATTTATTGACATTTTTCTTATTTATATAGTGTTTTTAAAGTATTTAAATATCATATTTAAAAAATTTTAGTAACTTCAAATAAACCTAGTTTATGGTTTATTCTTACACTCCATCCATATTTTCTTAATAACATTCTAAAATGATTTTGTAAATCAAATCTATGTTTATTTCTAACAACAAGTTTAGGCGGAAGATATTCTTGAACTGTTTTCCACCTATCTAAAACAAATGTTTCTGGCTTACCTCTCCTTTCATATTCTCTTAATAATATATTAGCAAATGTAGAAGCCATTCCTCTTGTTGTGTTTAAATCTTTTCTCCACTTCTTAATTTTTGGTAATCCTTTTTTAATTAATTCATCTATTTCCTTTTGTCTTATTTCTTCTTTTCTTTTCAATGCCATGTATTCTTTCCATTCATTTTCGCTTATTTCTGGCATATTAACTAGTGAATATTCCTCCGCCATTTCTTCTTAATCTTTTCTCTACTTCATTTAAAATTGTATTCATAGCCGCAACAAATATTCTTTTTTTCATATTTGCCTTTTCCATAATAAAGTAAATCTCTTCTCTTAAAAAATCCATTACTTCTTTGTCTGTTGCGTCCGGTAAATCTTGGTAAGTTTCAAGAACCATTTTTATCACTCCATAATTACATCTTCAACTGAAATATAATAATATCCAATTTTATAATCTGCATACTTTACTGTATTCTTTTGAAAATACACTTTTGTATAACTCTCGTCTTTAGTTCTAAATTCTATGTAATATACATCAGGATCTGTGATTCTCCACTCTTTGTCTAATGGAACTACTAATCTACTAAGAATTATCTGATCTTTTGTCATTTCAATGTAATCTCCTCTTGCTCCGCTAACAATTCTTTCATATCCTCTTGCTATTAAAAAGTTTGTTTTTGTACAAATATCTTTACAAATCATTTTCTTCTACCCATTTTTATTAAAAATTCTTCTTCATCTTCTATTTCTCCAATCCATTTTATATTTCCCCATTTGACTTCTATTACTCCATCTTCTTCTAAAATATTAATGATGTGATCAACAGTTTGTCTTGATAATCCAAGTGATTCTTTTATTCGTGTTTTTGAGACTGGAGAATTATCTTTAATTGTTTTTTTTAATTTATCTAAAAAAAGTCTTTTTTTGCCTCCCCTAGCAAAACCTAACATATCATCATATAGCATATATCTTGCCTCTGGAACTAATCTTTTGTAACCAGTGGATGAAAATATGAATATTTCTCTTTTTTCTCTTTTTCTTCCTATAGGTGTGGTTGGAATATTCTGTCTAATTCTTCCAATTCCTTGTTTAATTTCATCTTCCCTGTTTATTTTTCTTATTAAATCTTCTTCCCATCCTAAAACATTTTTAATTATTTCCACTTGAAATGGTGGAATGTTTGGTTCATGGAATATAACACAAGTATCACAATCTTCGAAGTAAGAGTTTCGGCTTCTTAAATTGTAGAATGTTGCAAAAGTATAATTTTTAACTTTATTTTTCTTTAAATATTTTGAAAGGATGGTTTGGATTCTTTTAGATGCGCAAATTAAAACATTTCCTTTTTTATAATTACAAATAGTTTTTAACATTTCCAACATTTTAATACCAGATGGAGTGAAATCATTTTTCCTAACCAGAGTACTTGTTGGGTTTCTTGCTCCTAATAGTTGATATGTATTTTTATATCTAATATCGTATGTTATTGACTCACAATTGTTTCCTAAAATTGATTTCCAAGCGTCAATGTCAGCAGTTCCATCAAGCGCAATAACTTTTATAGGTAATTTTTGAAAGTATGGTAAATTTGAAATAGTTAAATAAATACTTCCTTTTAGCCATTGTGAGCTTTCTGTTTTACAAATCATCCAAACTAGTTCATTTGGGTCTGGTCTTCTTTTATAAATTTCAATTAAGAAATGAATTATATCTTCTGGTGGAGACCTAATTCTTTTCTTAGTAATTAATTCTAAGATTTTTGCGTCATATTGTTCCCTAAACGAATCGAAGTTTAATCCTTTGTAAGTTGATATCATTGAAAATATTTTAGAATAGTTTATGCTAATACTACCAGTTGCTAAACTCAATTCATCCATTATTAACATAAGGAGATGTGATTCTTTTGTGTTTATATCTGTTAATTCTAATATATCTCTTGCATAATCAATATTCTTTTTATTTATTCCTATTTGGTTATAAATTGTATTAGAAGGAAATTCATCTATTACAATTATGTCATAATAGTTAAATAAACATCTTCCTTTCCATTTTTCATAAAAAAGTGTTTGCATTAATGTTGGTATATGGGCATGAACTGCGGCTAAACAAGTTGGCATTTCTCTTATTATTCTTAAGTTTTCATAATAAGGACATCTTGTATCTTTTAATGTACAAAAGTTTTCACAAAAAGGAGTTATATTTATTTTTTCCTTTGCCAATTGTCTATACTCCTTTGATAAACATAATTTTTCTCTGGATTCTAAATGAACAAAATTATGAAAGTCAATTACTTTTGACAATTCTATGTTTTCCTCAATTACTTTGTGATAAGGAGCAAAATACATCCATGTAAATCCATCTTCTGATTCATATATAGTTTTTAATATGGTAGTTGTTTTTCCACTTCCAGTAAAGGTGTTATAGATAAGGTTTCCTTTTGAATGTCTTATAAAATCAAGACATTGTTCAGCAATGTAAGTTCTTACATCTTCAATACCAATTATCGGTACCATAAACTATTCCTCTACCAAAACAACTTTTACAAGTTACATCAGGTTCATAGGTATACATATAACGACTTTGGTTATAAAAACCTGCTGGAACTGTTCCCCTTCCTTCACAAACTGGACATTTATATGGTTTTCCCATCCGGCAACAACAACAATTCTCTATTTTTTAATACAAATTTAACCCCAAATCCTTTTAAATTATAAAAAGGGCTATCTACATCTAACTTAGGTTTACCGCTTTTTGTATACAAAATATCGGATTTCCCTATAGCTTGAAAAATATTCCAAGGAGTTTTAAATTTTTCTAATAATATATCTGCTTTCTTATCTGATACGTCTATTAATTTACACACTATTTTTTTAGCATTAGACCATCCAGAATACTTATCATCTATCTTTTCATGGATTTGAGGAGTTTCTCCACACTTTTCATCAAGTCTTCTTAATTCATATATCAACATATAAATATCATCCATCTGCCACATACAAACATCATATTGTCTTAATGTGACTCTCATTGAACGAATCCAATTTGATATATTTGTATTATGTGGATCGTCAACCATTACTGAAATAAATCCTTCTAAAAATACAAATTTCCAACCAGCAAAATATTTAGCCATTCTTGCCGCTTGTGAATGAAGAGATTTATCTAACATAGATGAAACAAAATCTGCTGGAGTTTTTCTTTCTACTAAGAAAGTTCTGTTTGTATTTGTAAAATCTCCTACTCTTTCAGATGTGATTCTTGTTTCTCCACATTCATCACATATTTCTGGATTTGCTGTATATACTTTTCCACAATTTTCACAAAAATAAAATCTAATTTCTGCTTTTATATATGGTATTCCTTTTTCGTCGAATGCTTCAAAAACATGTTCTGGTTCTCCACTATCTATTACGATCACTATTAACACCTTTCTTTTTAGTTGGGCATTCATCTGACCCTGGATTTTGTCCAACATGTGAACAATTATACAAAATACTTTCTCCGATAAAAATTTCTCTTTTTAGATAATAACAATTAACACATTCCTTTCGATTTGCTGGAAGTCTTTCTATTGTCATAAATGCTTCGTTTTCCCCAAACCTATATAAATCTTTATAATTCATTCTAAATACGCCAATTTATGTAAATCTTTAATAGTTAAGTATCTTGAATCAATATAATGGGTCAAATCTTTTTCTTTTGTTGTCATTTCTATTGTTCCTATTGATACTTTTGCTTTATGTGCCTCTTTGTCCGTAAATGACATGTGAAACATTAAGTCATGATCTAGGCACTCAATTTTTATAACATATATCTTTTTATCCATATAAATCTTTTCCTCTTCTTCTTGTTTTATCTCGTGTTATAATAATAATTACTTGTTCTTTTGTTTCGTTTTCCCATTGTTCTATCTCTACTGAATAACCTAATGCTCTTAACTGTTTTGCTCTTTTGGTTAGCTCCTCCCAATTTAAAGGAGATTCGCTATCCTCTGACACTTGTGGCAATTTGGAGGACACAACCCCATTGCTTTTAATTTTTTTGGATTAAATATTCTATTATTTTCAAAAGTGTGTCTTGCTTGCCCTTCAGTAAGAGAATGTATTCCTTCTTCTTTTAATAAACAAAAGATTAGATTAACTAGGTCGTTTAATTCCATTTTAATAACACTTTTGAAGTATTTTATTAATTCATATCTTAAATAATGACCAACATAATCTTTACTCAAAATATGTTTTATTGGTTCACATAATTCTTCTAATTTCCAACCATATTTTTCTAAAATTATATTAGCATCTTGATTTTCTTTTAATTGAACAAATAACTTTTTCTTATTTATTTTATTTTTATCAATTTTAAAATTGTTTAATTTGAAACTTTCTTCTCCATAAATAAATTTTAACCTAAATCTTGGATGTTCTGCTAAATCATGTATCTTATAATAAGATAAACTTAATTCTTCTTCTCTCAATGGAATACAATAACATTTCCTATGTTCTCCAAAATTAAAAGAATTTAATACTCTCATCATTCTACTAGTATCACCTACAGTTGCAGGATCTATATCTAAATCAGCTTTAATTCCAAGATTTAACATACCGTCTCTCAATTTAAGAGGATGACCTTCTGCCTTAATAATTCCATAAAACCCGCCACCACTAAAAATATATTGTCTCATATAATTGTTTTTTTCACACCAATCTGCGAATTTTCTTATTGATTCAATTCCTTCGTCCGTATAAATTTCTTCAACTTTCTCATCAAAACGTGTTGTTTTGTAAGAGTCAAGGTCGAGACTAATTCTATTAATGACCGCAGTGTTGTAATCTGGCCCCCATCTTTTGAATTTTCCTGTTCTATCAAATTTTTCCTCTTTCTCTGTGAACCAATAGATAGAGTGATAGACATTCGTAAATGCCTTATATTTATTGAAATCTTGTATTGCTTCTTCTTGTGAAGTAAACATTTTCCTATAGGGAATTCGATTACTTGCTCCAGTTTCAATAAACACACTTTATTCACTTGTTTTTATTTTTAATCCCCATCTTTTAGCCATTGCTTTATGGTCTTCTAATATATCCATAATCATTTTTGGCAATGGTTTTACTTTATTTAATGTTAAAACTAAAAATCTATAATCATTTATAACAAATTCCAATGCGTCTTTTAGTTCATCAGTTTCCGTGCGAATAGGATCTATAATTTCTTGTTTTTTCATTTAAAATCTTCTCCTTTTATTAATTTAGAACCACAATAAGTACAAAACATGTAATTCTTATCTCCTCTGTAATAATTCCTTTCATAACAAAAAGGACACATCACGGTCTTGGGTTGAGGTCTATAAAACCCAGGCATCAATGGCCCCATTACAATCCCCTCTTAAAATCTTCTTCAATTTCTTTTAAACATTTTTCATTTCGGCTACATACTTTACAGCGATATTCATTATATTCTGGTCTCGTTTTCATTTCCTTTATTAAATAAAACTCGTCATCGTTTCGATGGAAGTATATTTGTCTTAAAGTATTTATTCTTACCAACACAGTTTTTAAAGATGTATAATTAAATTTCTTTTTTGCTACAACTGGATGTTGAATCTTTGGATCTCCAGTAAGAAAAATTATTCCTAATATTATGTCTCCTTTTTTAAGTTCATCGTGTCTTTTTGTTACCGGATTCCATCTTTTTAATTTCAATTTTAATTTTGTAAGATATTTATACTTTTTCTTATTAATAATTTCTTGTTCTTCTTTTGTTATTCCTAAACCAAATGTTTTCCAATTACCATCTTTATCTCTGTATTCATCATATAAAACAAATCTATTAACTCTTTCGTCATTAAAATCCCAGTGTTTTTCTAATAAATATAACAAACCATAAAAATGAACTTCGAACATAAACTTAGGTGGTAATTGAACAGATGTTTCGTCTGCTATATTTTTAGGGCCTCTTAAAACAGAAACTGGAACTTTTCCAGTTTTATAATCTGGCACATAGACTGATTCATTTAAATTTTTATCACAATCTTTGAAAGATGTGTCTATTGTACCATAAATTTCATAATCATCTGTTATAAAAAAATCTTCAATTTTAATAGGATAAAAATATTTCCACACTTTAAATCTGTTTCCATTAAACAATTTGTAGAAATAAAGAAACCTTGCCGCATGTAATTGCGCAAACTTCCAGAATATTCTTTGGAGAACGTCAACATCTCTATCGTAATCTGGTGTTAATTTCATACAAATCCCATAAAAATAATATGTAATTGGATTGTTCTCTAGTTCAATATTTGTATCAATTTCAAGTTCATTATATATATAATCACAATCAACTTTCTTCCAAAATTCAGAAAATATTAAATGTGTGTCGGTACCAACATCTGCTCTTTTTCCCATTTCTCCTTTTTTTTCTTTTAAAATCATATTATTATAAAACAAATAAGGACAAAAATAAGAATGAGTTTTAATTGAACTCTTTGAGATATATGGTAATTTTTTATAAAATCTGTCTCCAACTACTTCTGGCATTAACCTTCCTCTTTTTTTATTATTTCATTATATCTCTTTACAATATCTTCACTTTCCTCAATCATGTCATCATCAAACCAATTAACATAATCTCCAATTATTCCTTTTCTTCTCCATTCATCTCTTCTATTTTCCATTCCTCTGCTTCTTCCGGATTTTTTCTTAAATGAATTTAGTAAAATAGCACGAGCAATATCAGATTTTTTTACATTAGGTTTTATTAATTTAGCTATTGTGTAGATTTCTTGATTAGCGTTTTCTATTAACCATTCATAACAAGTCCATACATAAAAGGGATTATCTTGTGTGTGTATTTTTTTAGTACTGAATCCTTCTTCCATTAATATGAATTGTCTTTCATTTGCCTCTTTTGCTGATTCATTATTAAAAGCTACTCTTACTGCTTCTTTATCACTTTTTGCTTTTTTTATCTCTTTTAATCCTTGACCTGGTGGTTTATATCTTTGATGGAATGTCCAAGATGTAACTCTGTCCCTTGGTTCTCTTACTATTCCAATAACTATATAATCCAATGGTTTTATATTTTTAAAAATCTGATTTTGAGTTGCGTGATGAAATTTTACTATTCTTTTCTCTTTAAATCTTTCTCTAACTAATGAATTACAATTTTGTAATTGCGATACATCTAATTCCGGACTCACCATCATATTTAATAAGTCCTTTAATAGATAGTGAATCCATCTACTTCCAACCCTCATTTCACTTGTTATTATCACATTCATTTAATACACCCCATCATTTACATCTGGATCTTTAGCCCATTCTAAAATTTCTTCTTTCTCTTCTTTTTCATCATCAAAAATTATTATTATTTTCATTTAAATCACCAATAGTAACATCCAGTCCAATAAAGCCATCTTCCCCTTCCAAGATAAATACATCTTCTCAATCTTCCATGATAAACAGTTTCTTCGCTAAAATCTTCATCAAATTCTCTTGCTCTAATAACTGTCTTCTTCAAAATACTCACAATCCTCTCCATCATATCTTGGACTAAAAAAATCATACAGTCCTTTTGGATGTTTTTTTCTTCTCTCTTTATTACTACAATATTCAGAAGCTCCCATGTCATAACTACCATAATATTTACAATCATAACAGAGCTTTATTGTTTCTCCACAATGCGGACATTTCATAATATCATATCACTTGCGAATGTTTTTTGTTCATTAAATATATCATTCCAATTATAATTAATTTCATACTTTGTTAATGTTTCAGGTCTATCTTCTCTTTTTTCACCCATAACTATTGCATATTCACCCACTTTAAAAGCCAATGAATTAACACCTTTTGTTGAGCAAACGGCAACTTCTATAATACTTCCAAGAAAATTATCAATTATTTTTCTTATTATATCAAAATCAAAATAAAGGTTATTAAATTTAACGACCTGAAATTGTTTTTCCTTTTTTGGTATTTTGTTTATTACATATTTTGTAAATTTCCCAGATTGGAAACGATTTAAAAATCCCTCGTTTACCAATGCTATTACACTATTTGCTGACACCGCCTCTACAATTGAATTATTGTATGGCTCTACTGTTTCTCCAAACAATTCCTTAAACTTCTTTTTCGTAGAATTTAATGTCATCCCTAAAATTTCTATATCTTATATAAAATACATCTGCCATCATCCATAAGAAAGGCTGTGGTTTATAACAGAGTACTGTTATTTTTTTACCAAGATCATGTGCCCAAACTAATTCAATTGGAGTACCGATCATTGTGACATCTTTTGGAAACCATCCAAAATATTCATCACAATCACTTACCATTTGGTAATCTTTGTCAACAATATCTTTTGCAAAGTTATATGTTGGATTCTCGTAATAGTTATTAACTCCATATTTTTCGTTTAGTTTGTCCTCTTCCTTAAATGGATTTACAACTATGTACCCCCGACTTTCAAGTATCTTTTCAATTTGATCTTCTCTTGGTGTTTGCCATTTATCAAACGGATGAGCAAAATAAATCTTTGGTTTATATTTTATTTTCTTATCTGGTGGCATAATTTCTTTTTCAATCTTTTGTGTGTAACTCATTTATAATTTCACCTTTTATTCCTTCCTTTTTCCATCCTTCATCTATAATCATTCTATAAGCATAATTCTCATACTCTATTTCTCCGTCATCTGTTAATCTATATCTTGTATAATACCTCTCATTACACCTTCCAACGTGCTCTTCTTCTACACCATCTATGAAATCTTTTATTTCATCAAAGTCGAATACAATCTTAGTCATTTCTCATTCTCTCCATTGTTACAAAATATTCTCTAATACAATTACCACATCTTGCGCATGCTCTGCTTGCATTTTCTCCTTCAATTTTAGAGCATGAATATACCATATCATTTCTCCAGTATTTATCCATGATTTTTTTCCATTCTTCAGTTTTTATTACCCAATATTCATTAAGAGTTCTTGTTCGGAAAATATAATATTTTTGGTATTCCTCTGGAACTGGTGTATCGTAATAAGCCATAAATGTTAAAACAACTGGAACCCCATTGTGGCTATAATATTCAATTGCTGGTCTAACTACACTTTCTAAATTCCACATGTTTGTTCTTATTCTTACAAACATTAAAGTTTTTGGTATGGGTTTTCTAACTTTGTGCCAATCTTTATCGGTCATACTACCAGGGTTTATAGTAAGAACAATTGGAGCATCAAAACAATCTAAATCTCTTGGAATACTTGTATTGTAAAATTTCATAGGATATTTTTGTGTTGATTCTCTAACTAAAGTTTGTTCAATATTAGAATCATTCCCATCATTTATTCTTACTACTCTTCCTATACTCTCTTGAAATGTTGGCATATTAGGAAGATTTTCCTTTAATGGCTCAAGATAAGATCTGCCTGATTGAAAAAAACAATCCCCACAATTCATTGGACATCTCAATGTTTGAGGAATTGCGCAGATTATACCAGATCCTTTTGTTTTTGGATTTTCTTTATACATATTACATCTTTTTCTTAGCCAATAGTTTAATTAAATCTTCTTCGATTTTTTCTTGTCTCATTTCATCACATTCTTCAGATGTGAATTCATCATTATATAGGAATTGGTAACAGTTTTCCTCTAACCAATCATAGATTCTAAACAATGGAATGAAATACCCCATGTGAGTCACTGCGTTTGCTGTAAATCCCATTGGAACTACTGAAATTCTTGATGGAATACCTAAGAATAACCATTTTTGTTCATCATCTAAAACAAAAATTCCACCGCCAGAATTACCAAAAATACTTGGGGCAGAACTCATCCAGTATTCAAAATTGTCGATTTCAATTTGTACTCCGTTTAAATGACCAAATGTTGCAATTGGTTTTTGTCCGAGCGCGGCACCTATACATGCCAATGTAGACAACATTGGGACATCCTTACATGTATCTTCTGGATAAAATTCTGCGTAAGGATATTCATTTTTATCTCTAAATTTTAGAAGTGCTATGTCTTGTTGTCTCTCATATAAAATTATATCTGCTAATACTGTTGAATGACCAGATACTCTATCGCCAGACATTCTTGGGAAAAGAACTTCTACGTGTTCCTTATATTCATTTTTCACATCCTTTTGTAATAAAGAATCAAAAACTTCTTTATAAGAAAGATTGCGTTCTATTACGTGAAAGTTAGTCAATGCAAAAGTTTCCTTATTTTTTGAATATATGATTGTACAAGATCCTCTTGCCTGTTTTGCGTCTACTCTACATGATGCTTCATACGCCTTTAATAATTTTTTATAACCAACTACTTGTCCGCTCATTTTTCTTTCTCTTTTTGTTTATTTTTTTCATCTAATAATGTCATATTTTCTTTCTTTAATTCTTTTACTTGTTTAGATAGCTTAGCATTTAATTCTCTTAATCTTTCGTTTTGTTGTCTAAAAGATTCCAGTTTTTGATAATTTTCAATTACTATATCTTTTAGTTCACTCACTTCTTTTAACAAATACGTTAGTTTAGTCATAATATCATATCATTTTTTATTTTATCTTTAGTTGTGTATTGTAACATGTTTGGAGTTTTATTTGGATCAAAGTTCCTAATAATATATTCTATATCTGTTGATTTTGTTCCTCCAATACATTTAGAAGCCGCGTTTGTTCTTTCAACTGGTTGATAAAACCAATCATCAGAGTAGAAAAAATCATTATTATCAACACTAAGAACAAATTTGGCATTTTTTAAATTTAACAGAATTTCTCTTAAATCCTCAAAATCTTTCATAGACCATTTTGATTCATTGCCAGCCATATACTCATATAATTCTCCACCTTTAAAATAAGGAGGATCTAAATATAAGAGAGTTTCTTTTTGATCACATCTTTTTAAGAGTGTTCTAAAATCTTGATTTTCAAACTGAACAAATTTTATTCTTTCGTAAAATTCATCAAGTCTTTCTAATTTATTATAATATGGTCGATGCCAATGTTCTTTTCCAGTAAATGATAATCCATGATAAGATTCATTCATTTGTGAAAAAGAATGATAATTCAAATAAAAAAATCTTGCGGCATCTTCCACTTCATTTTCTGCCACATTTTCTTTACAGAAATCAAACACTTCTCTACTGTCCAATCCATATTCGTTCTTACAGTAATCTAAAAATTCTCTTCTTGCTTTCTTAACTTGAAGATACATATTTATTAATCGTGAATTTATGTCATTTGCTATCTCTACTGGAGATTTGACTTTGTTGAATAAAACAACAAGAGAACCTGCAAAAACTTCTATATAAGTTGTGTGAACTGGAAAAGGAAGAATGTGTTTTATTAAATTAAACTTCCCTCCATACCAACCTATTATTGATTGTCCCTTTCGCATTTTGGATTTCCCCATTTTCTTATCCATGAATTTAATATTTTTTTGTCTGCCGTATACCAGTTTGTGTCCCAACGATGACTTACTTCTCCTAATTTTCTCTTACATTTTTTACAATAAAGACTGTAAATATCTCCACCAACATAGTCATCTATTCTAAAATGACCTTCTGTTGTATGAATAACTTCACAGTCATTATGTTCACACACTTTTTGTTCTATAAAAAATATTTTTTCTTCTAAAATTTTAATTCTTTCTTCCAATTCTTTTTTCTTCATAATATACCATTATCCGCAAAAAATTTAAAATGTGATCTAATATCTTTTTGATCTATTTCAAAGCCCCATGATGTCCAATTTTCTCTTTCAATTGTTGCGAACATTTCTAAATAAGGGCCAGGTGAATTCTTCTCAATTAATTCATACATCTCATCAAGTTTGGCTGAATGATGTCGCATAGGTTTTTTTCCTTCTATTAAATTTCTTGTATTGTTTGTTAATGTTTTTAATTTTCCACGAACACCAAATAAACAAAACTCTAAACAATTTCTAAAATAATGTCCCATACCAAACCATATTTTCCAATTTGCTGTTCTTTTTAACCATATAATTATTGTTTTAAAATCAAACCCCCATTCTCTCATTACCTTAATACCTTCATCTATTAGAGTTGCTGGACACCATAAATACAAATGTGAATCATCTGAACATATACTCCACACCGGTAGTCTACACAATTCATCGACAGGTAAAGTCATATATGGTTTTTTTCTACTATCATCTAATTTGTCATTAAATTCCCATGGAGGATCTGCATAAATTGTCTTAAATTCCATATTTTTTCACTTTTATTATAAAATAAATATTGTTAATTAAACAAAGTAAATATATTATACTAAGAATTATAAATCCTATTTCTATACCTATATATGTATTTGGACGAGACATTTGAATGTAAAAGAGATAAATTGGTAACAAAATTTTGCCAAAGAAAGAAAATATCCATCTTACATATTTGTTTCTCATTAAGGGGTTTTTTTCTCTAAGTCCTAATTTTAGAGCATATTCAGTAGAAATAATATCAGAAATTATCAAAGGATATGCTATAAAAAACATCATAATATCATATCACTACTTACTTTTGTTTGTGCTTGAATTTTATAAAAATCTGTATCTATTAATTTAAGAAATGGTTCCGCTTTCAGATAAACTTGACTTCTTTTTAAATCTTCCATATCTGGTCGGAATCCTAATTTCATAAGATTTGAAATATTTTCTTTATCAAATGATAGAGCCAATGAATCTCCTTTGTAAGGAGAAACAAATTTTCCATTTAATTTCTTTGGGAATTCTTTAAAGGGCATAATATAAGGATTATCACCAGGTTGAAAATGTACATTAAGATAATCTCTTGCGTTTCTTGCTCCTCTCGCGTTTCTATTCCCAATATCATAATCATCTATCTTATTATTAAGTGCTCCTTTTGGAGCAATATATTCCCAAGGAAAAGAACTGAAATTTTTGTCTATAACTTCCATTAATATTTTAAAATCTCTTGGAATATCATCTGAATCCATTAATATACCAACTAACACGCTTTGCATATCTGCTGAAAATTGAGAAGTGTTTCTTTTCTTCATTGATATTCCTTTAATTTCTAATTGTGGTTCATCTAATCTTGTTCCATCTTTCCAAACATTTCTCTTAACATAATTCTTAGCCGCTTTTACTATAAACTTATCAGAAATTGTTTCAAGACCAACATACATTGAATGTTCTTGAATATTATAAACCTCGTCTAAGTATTTATCTATAACTTTGTTAACTTCATCCACTAACCATTTGGCTTCTTTTTCAGCATCGTCTAAATTATCTGATTTTAATATAGGAAAACAAGAATCTGTATCTCCACCAATTGTTTCATATCCTAATTCGTGTACCGTATTAATCATTTTCTTAGTTAAATCTTGGCACATAAGAGTACATGAATTAAATACAAAGACAGAATAGTTTCTATCTTTTTTATAACCCATCACTCCAAAACCACCATTTGTAAATATTTTAATTCTAAATTGTTTTCCATCCAATAATTTAAACATTGGATCTTCTTGATCCTTAACTTTAAATAAATATTTATCTGCCTTATCTTGAGCTAATTCTCTGAATTTTAACCATTTTTTAAATTTGCTTCTATTAACTGAATCTATATCTTTTCTGAAATAACCAATTGGAGTTTCAATTAAGTCTTCTCTTTTCCATCTTTTAAAATCTGTATCAATTATGTAATCTCCAAGAGTTTCATCTTCATATTTAAATTTAATTGCTGTTTGTATTCCAGCATTGGAACTTAGAATTGCGTTTGGATATTGTTTACTAAAATCTATTGTAACAATCCATTCAAAAGTTCCAACTCTTAATGGGGGTGGAACATAACCACCTACTTTATGTATGTCGTGAAGAGATTTGTATTCTACTAATCTCCCTCCTCTTTTGGCTTGCTCTTCTAAATCTTTGAGCGTGATTGTAAATTTCTTACCAATTTGAGGTTTTCCCTTTATAGGTGTTCTCTCCCATTTTTGATATTTGGTATCGAAAACCATTTTATTTCTAAAATCTCTAATTACATCATGATCATGGAGTTTGCTTGTAAATATTCCATCTTCTGGAGGAGCAACAACCAATTGTGCTTGTTCAAATTGATCTTCAATAATGTTGAATTCCTCATTAAGAAGAACTAATCCTTCAACATCAACTAGGTTATAATCAAGTAATTTACTACAGATCAAAAATCATCACCATCCCAATCATCTTCCCAATTTGAAAAACATTCATAACAATAATATTTTGATTTTCCATTTATATATTTAAATCTATCCAAAATTTTATTACAACAACTACATCTATCTTTTGGCTTAAAAATAGAAACCAAATGAAAACATCCTTTAACTGGACACTTATAAGTTCCTAAGTTTTCTCCATCCACTAATGAGTCTTTCCTTAAAACTAAGGGGAATTGGTGGACTGGACATTTCATTTCTCGCGGCAATCTTAAACCAAAACCTCATTTCTTGTGAATCTCTATAAAAAGAGCATGTAGTACAATAATGTTTTGTTGCTGTTGTTTCATATTTCCCTAGTGATAAACCACATTTATCACAAACTATTTCTCCGTTTTTCTTTTTCATATAATTCTTTCACTAAATTTGTTTTTTTTTCTATTCTGTGTTTTTCTGGTTTTGATGGATCATAATCAGATGGAGTATTATTTTTCCACATTTCCCAAATTTGTTCCTCATGTTTAATTTTTCCAAACCCTAAGAAAAAACTCATAAATCCTTCCAAATTTCCTTCCCTAAAATCATCAAACTTCTTATGATATCCAAATATTTCACTTGTATAAATGAAATCTATTTGGCATAATCCATCAATTGCTACACTTTGCATGTCTCCATGTGATCTCCATCGTACTCCATTTATATGGTTTGGCATAGGACTTAACATTTGAATTTCTTTTAATAAACCTAAATGTTTGGCTCTTTGATATAAGAACAACATATCAAAACCATTAAACCAATACTTCCTAGAATATCCTTTCTTAGTAGAAATTCTATATCCTCCTTCTGAATGAAAACCATATTGAGCATCTGGTCTTACTTCGTTAAACCAATGAAAATATCCCTGTAAAGCATCAATCTCGCTGGGAAACTCATGATTATAGACTTCATTGGTTTTGTCATACTCAATTTCTTTCTTCTTAGCAGGTATATAATACTTGCCTTTCCTCTTCCACGGTGTTCCCATAAAACTATTTTCGGTCTTAATGTTAGGATGCCAATAAAATCTATGATAGCACCTATTATAGCTATCATAAGCGGAAATACTAATAATTTCACATTTTTCAGCATCTTTCCATCCATTAAAATTCGGAAACACTGGTTCCGCATTCGTTTCAATATCCCAACCAATCCATCTAATAGGAACATAAAAATGTTTTTCCTCTGGCAATTCTTTAATTTCTGGTGCTTTTAACCATCTTTTTTCAAAATCATCTGGAACATTAATATATGGAGTTCTTAACCCCATTTTTTGAATACACATCTTTTCCCATTTTATATCAGAAAGATATGTATGTGTAAAAGACTTTCTTAATTTTCTAACTTCCCAAGGAAATGTAGTATACAAAACTACAGTTTCTTCTCCATAATTAGATTCAGGAGCATCTTCATATTTAGTTATAAATACTGAATCAACATTGAATCCTTTTGAATAAACACTTTCTTGGGATTTTAAAAAACTCTCCCATTCTTTCTTTTCAATATACATCTCAGGAGAGAGATTTTCTTTATCACAAATAAAAACTGTTTTAAAATTCCAATTTTTATCTCTACAAAAAAATAAGAGTATTGGAGAATTATACTTTTCTATATCTGACTTATTGTTATAATATCCATAGTTCATTATTTTAAGATCCATTTTCATGTCTCCATGACAAATAAGAAAGTATAATTAATGCTATACTTGAAATTATTATCCAAATTATCGGGCTTGATTCATACGCAATTATACTGTTTAAAAGAATAACCATGGGTATCAATGCTAATACTATTAAAAAATTGGAAACAATAATTTCCAAAAACGATCTACCCATATTTCTTTTCTTCCCATGCTAGGAATTGTTTTGTTATTTTTCCTTTCCAAATGGCGTGTTTGCCAGGATTTTCCTTTTCGTATTCTTGCGTTCTTGGATTATCTTCTGTTACTTCTTCTTCCTTTATCAATTTTTTTTGATTTTTTATTATTCTTTTTTGTTTCCATGTTTTTAGAATAAGCAAATCACTCAATTTTTTCTTCAGTGTCATATAAAACACCGTCTTTGTCTTGACTTCCAACATTCATTATCTGGTGCATTGTTTTATCAAAAGATTCTAACCTAAGAATTATAGTTTCAGCTCCAGTTTTTCTAAAATTAAGAATAACTTCATCTAATAAATTTGGAACTACTGCTTGTAATGCTGAAAATTTCACTTTAAATTCTATAATTTCTTTTCCAATATCCTCAAATTTTAATAAGTGTTTTGATTGAGTTGTTGAACTTGGTTTTCCACTCCATATTTCAATCTTACCTTTTTCAGATATTATAATAGTATCATTATCTTTTGTTAACTTAACAGCATCAGATACGAATTTGGATAATTCTTTTTTTGTTGTTTTTATCCTCATAGGATAAGTTGTTGAACCTTCTGGAACTGTAAATCTCCAGATTTTCTTATCCACACCAACTTCTTCAAAAGTGTGTGCATTTTTCCATTTAAATAATTCATCTTTTTTATTATATACTTCATCTAATCCTTTATTACCAACTATTCTTCTTTTATACCAATCTCCTTCTTGATTTTCAACATAAATAGCGTTTCCATCAGAACTTATTTGAATTGGTGTTTCTCC